GATCTGCCTGGCTGAACCAGATGATCAGAAGACCGCTGCGGAGGGGTCCGGGACCGGTGGAGCCGGGAGCGGGCAAAACGATCCGGGCCAAGGGAAGCCGGCTGAACCGGACCCAGCGGTCAAGATCGCAGCCTTGACGGAAGAGAAAGATCGCCACTTCAAGAAGGCTCAGGAACAAGAAACCGAGCTGAATGAACTGCGCAAACTCCGTGACGAGGTTGAGCAAGCCAAGCTCACCGATGCCGAAAAGATCAAGGCCGAAGTAGCGGCCAAGGACACTCGCATCACCGGCCTCGAAGAGGTGAACCGCAGGCTCGCGCTTCAAAATGCTTTCCTAGTCAACAACTCTGTGCAGTGGCACGACACAGCTGCGGCTCTCAAGCTGGTCGATCTCTCAGCAGTCGAGGTGAAGGACGGCGAGGTTTCAAACCCCGACGTCCTGAAGGCAGCCATCAAGACATTGGCAGACGCCAATCCATGGATGGTCGCCGAACCAGAGCAGAAGAAGAAGGCACCGCCCAAGTCAGGTGACGCCCCGCAAGGGAAGGCACCGGACCCGTCGTCGCCCGACTTCGAAGCACTGGCCGCGAAGTTCCCTGCTCTGAGGCATCACAGGACTTATTGACCTAGGGCTCTCGGATCAGGGATCGGACACAACTCCTCGGAGTTCCTGATCAAGAAAGAGAGCCACTAGGTATGACTGCTCGGGTCGATAAGACCGAATCAGCGGTCGGGGTTATCCGTGGCACCCTCAACGCCGACATTGCCCAGGCCGACTGGAACAAGGTCATCGGTGTCAGCGTCAACGGCACTGGCAAGATCGTTAGAGGGGGCGCGGCAGGCCTCGTGCTCGGCGTGATCATCGCCGACAAGACCAACTATCGCGCCGGACAGCGCTGCGACATCATCAAGCTCGGCGAGATCATCGAAGACACTGGTCTCACAGCCGGCACGGTGTATTACGCGGATAACGCGACCGGCCTTCTCACCACTACCTCCACCTCGAACACCAAGGTCGGATCCACGATCGAGGCGGACCGTCTGGTGGTGAACACCTGATGTCAAAGCGACGACTGCTTGACACCCTCGCATGGCGGAACTTCTCTACGAAGCTGTCCATGCCTACGCCGCAAGGCTTCAACGCGGCCAACGACATCATCACCCAGACGGTCGACGGGTTTGACCTCAACAACATCTGGAACGAGTTCCAAGCGGCTGTTGCTCTGGTCAACGCTCAGCGTCAGGTCTTCATAGACCTGCTGACCTTCCCGGTCACCGAGCTGATCGAGCGGGTGCCCCAGATCCAGTACGCAGCCTTCGAGAAGGCGTCCGAGTACGGCGAGCCGCGAGGCATCCGTCCGGCCGGGGCGTTCTTCAACCTGGGCTACGACTTCGACTGGTACGACATTGGAGCTCGCTTCACCTGGAAGTTCCTGGCCGACGCGCCTCGGAACCAGATCGAGGCGATCAACTCCCAGATCCTGGAGGCAGACAACAACCTGCTCTTCCAGAACGTCATGAAGGCGGTCTTCAACAACGTCAACCGCACAGCGGATATCAATGGCCAGCTGGTCAGCGTTTACCCGTTGTACAACGCGGACGGCACTGTTCCCCCGCCGTACAAGACGAACACCTTCACCGGCTCCGAGACGCACTACATCACCTCGGGCAACGCCACCGTGCAGCACGACGACCTGACCGACATGTACGAGAAGCTGCGGGCCAAGGGCTACTCGACTGAGAACGGCGTCAAGCACGTCTTGTTCGTCAACCGTCAACAGGGCAACACCATCCGCACGTTCCGTGTGGCCTCTGGTGCGACCTACGACTTCATTCCCGCAGTGGGCACGCCGGCCAGCTACTTGCCGATCGACGTGATCTTGTTCGGTGGCTCGCAGCCGCAGAACACCTACGCCGGGCTGAGCGCTATCGGTTCCTACGGCCCGTGGCTGATCGTTGAGGATGACTTCATCCCGACCGGCTACATGCTCGGAATCGGCACCGGGGGCCGCGCGAACCTGCGCAACCTGGTGGGACTGCGCGAGCACATCAACCCGCAGCTGCGGGGTCTTCGCCTCGTCAAGGGCGCTGTCCCGGATTACCCGTTGATCGACTCGTTCTATCAGCGTGGCTTCGGCACCGGCATCCGGCAACGTGGCGGCGGCGTCGTGATGCAGGTAACTGCTTCCGGTACGTACACCATCCCAGCCGCATACGTATAACCGCGCGGGGGAGCTGGAGAGCCCGGTCTCATTCGGGTGGCCTCGCTGGGGCCGGGCACTCCTCCCACTAGAAGGAGATCAGGAATGGCACGAGTAATCGACGTCGACAATCTCGACGTAGATCAGGTTGCCCACCTCCGTCAGCGTCCCTGGCTCATCGAGGAAGCAAAGCAGGTTCACGGTGTCGATGACATCGAGGACCGCATGCGCGAAGTCGAAGAGGCAGCGGCTGCCAAGGAGCAGGCAACGGTCGACGCAGGTTTGTACGGCGACCTCAACATCAAGTCGCTGCGTGAGCTGGCTGTGAGCCGGCAGCTCGACAAGAGCGGCAGCAAGGCCGAGCTGATTCAACGGCTCGAGGAGAACGACGCAGTGTTGGACGCCAACCTGCGGCGCGCAGAGGCGGTGTCGATCAACGAGAACGAGGACGACAGCGTTCTCGGCGACTCGCACCCGGCACCGTAAGGAACCACCATGGCGTCCCCGGCAGAGCTCACGAGACTTCAGCGCATCGCCCCACAGGGTGACTTCACCGACGCTGAGATCTCTGCTCTGATCGACGCCAAGGGCATCAATGGGGCTGCGGCCGACCTCTGGGGAGCTCAGACGTCGGCCACAGCCTCCCTGGTCGATATCACCGAGAGCGGATCCAGCCGCAAGAACAGCCAGGCGCACGACAAGGCCAAGCAGATGCTGGAGTACTACGCCGGCCTCTACGCCGGCGAGCAGGACGCTCTGGTCAACACCGGACCGACAGCGCGTACGCGCACCATGCGCAGATGATCACTGAGCTCGAACTCAACAAGACCAACACGCTGGCCTTCATCAACGCCGATCCTTCGACGCTGACGATCAAGCGTGACGTCTACATCTCTGACGGCGCCGGCGGCAAGAAGAGAAGCGGATCTCCGACGATCGTCTATCTCAACAGGGTCGTCCGGATGGTCCCGCAAGGGGCCGACAATGCAACATCGAATCCAGTGACCCAGACCACGAACGGTGAGCTGGACCGGCCCGATTTCGTGCTGGTCGGAGAGGCTGGCCTGCAACTGCAGCGCAAGGATTACTTCGACTACGCCGGCGAAACCTATGAGGTGGTCAGCATCCGCCGGTCCCCGGCCTATGAGACCAAGGCCGACGTCAGAATTCGCGAGGACATCTGATGGGTGACTTTGCGGTCGACGTCGCCGGCGAATTCTGCGGCATCGTGTGGAAAGACGGGTTGTCCAAGAACCTCAAGCAGGGCCCGGCCAAAGTGAAGCGCGCGGCGATGATCACAGCACACCGCATGGCGCCCCAGGTCGAGGCGTACATGAAGAACAACGCCCCCTGGACCGACCGCACCGGCAACGCCCGCAACGGCCTCGCAGCGCACGCCTACCAAGATGGCGACGAGATCGGCATTCTGCTCTACCACCAGGTCTCGTACGGCATTTGGCTGGAGATCGCCAACGCCGGCAAATACGCGATCATCAACCCGACCATTGAAGAGATGGGCCCGAGGGTGATGCAGCAGTACCACAACCTGCTGGAGCGAATATGAGAGGCCTCATCCAAACGATCTTGACCGAGGTCGACCCGACAGTCTGGATCCCGTCGCGGATCTTCCAGGGCAGCAACGTCGATGATCAACCTGACTTCCCGTTCATCGTGCATCGCTATCGCAACGGCACTCCGAGCCCGTCCGGGAAATCGGTCCCGGGGCTGGAGTTGTGGTTCTACGACGAGCCCGGTTCGTACGTCCGCATCGACAAAGCGCTCAAGGATTTCCGCAACTATTTGGTCGCGATCACGCATCGTGTCGCCGGGTCTGAGCACATCGCTCAGATAGATTGGACCGGCTACTCGCCTGATCTGCCGGCCGAGGAATACGGCGGAATTACAAGATCGGCAACGTTCAATCTCATAGGGGGAAGCTCGTAATGGCAAAGATCAGAGTCGACTTCATCGGTCCGGGCGCCGAGGTCACCGACCGCACCATCTCCGCGAAGCAATTCGATGAGGTGGGCGTGGTGGCTCCGAACCTGCGTTGGTACAAGGGCCAGCCGGCGATCATCGAAAATCCGGACGACACGCTGCTGGAGTACTTCAAGGACCACGACGATGAGTTCAAGGTCCGGGAGCTCAAGGCAGCCGACGCGGACGCAGCTGCGTCTGAAAAGCCGAAGAACTGATCAAGACCTCCATACAATCACCATGCAAGAACTTCGCTGTGAGCGAGGCACGCTCTTGGCCGTTCTCGACGGTGGCGCCGTCGAGATCAAGTGCAGGTCTTCTTACTGCGGGAACGGCAGCAAATTCGGAGTCATTCACCGATTTGATGCCATCACTGGTGCCCTCCTGGAAACACGCAAGTTCAGGGATCCAGTGACGCGAAAGGGGGAGTGATCAATGGCACTCGCCGAGACACTTCCGTTTGGAATTCGCGACATCAAGCTCTCGACCGTGTCCGGAACGGGCACCGTCGGGGGTACTTCTGTTGATCTTCCCAATGCTCGAACCCTCAGCTTTGAAGAGTCTGAGGACTTCGAGGATCTATTGGGGGATGACAAGAAGGTCGCGACGAAGGGTGCTGGGTCAGTAGTCGAGTGGGAGCTAGAGGCTGGTGGTATCAGCCTCGAAGCGCTCGCGGTGATGGCTGGCGGGACGGTGACCTCTTCAGGCACCACCCCCAACCAGATCAAGAAGTACGTAAAGCTGGCAACCGATGCTCGACCCGACTTCAAAATCGAGGGCCAGGCCATCAGTGAGAGCGGTGGCGATGTCCACTGCATCATCTGGCGGGCCAAGGTCACCGACAAGATCGAAGGCGAGTTCGGTAACGGCCAGTTCTTCTTGACCGGTGCGTCCGGTGAGGGCCTACCCTCCAAGACGACCTCCCACATCGATGAG